ATAATCTCATATAAAGAGAAAGATGAGTGGATACTTGAAACTAAGTATAACATTGGAAAAAAGAGGGAAACATGAAAAAACAATTAGTACAAGCGTTAAAGAGTAAGTATAGTGCAGACTTTAAAATGCACAAAGCAAACTTAGATATTTACCTAAACAATCCTGTAGGAATTGGTGAACATCCACAACACTTTGAAGAGATGGATAAATTAGTTGAGTCTATGACAGCCGCAAGAGATAAGTTAGAGGTATTGAATGATGAATATCCAGATTCAGTATTAATGACGGAGTAAGTATGCAAGTAGTAGTAAAGAATGGTAATGTAGAACGTGCAATGCGAACCCTCAAGAAAAAACTACAAAAAGAGGGACTACTCAAAGAACTCAAACAAAAACAGTATTTTGAAAAACCATCTGCGAAGAAAGCTCGCAAGAAAGCAGAGGGTATAAAAAGATACCAAAGAAATCTCAAGAAAAAAATGGAGCGAGTTGGGTATTGACAAACCCTAAGAATCGTGTTACATTGGTTGTATGAAGTTTTATACTAATATTACTCGTTGGGGTAATCAATTATTATTGAGAGAATATGTTGATGGTCAAAGACTTAATCGTAGGATTAAGTATTCACCCACCATGTATTCTATTGTAAGTAAACCTACAGAGTATAGGACTCTGGAGGGTAAGTTTGTTACACCCATCAAACACCAAACTATGAGTGATGCAAATGAGTGGGTTGATAATTATAAAAATCAGCCAGAGTTGATTTATGGTAACACATTATATCAATATTCATATCTTGCAGAACAGTATCCTAATCGAATAGAGTGGGATATAGAAAAACTACTGATGGTGACTATCGATATCGAAACAGAGTGTGAGAATGGTTTTCCTAATGTTGAGGATGCGATAGAAAAGTTGATATCAATCACAATCAAAAATCATCAAAGTAAAGAAATTATTGTTTGGGGTGTTGGAAGATTTACAACTAATCGTGATGATGTTCACTATGTTAAGTGTGATAATGAACAACACCTAATAAAACAGTTTCTTTTGTTCTGGGAAAGAAATCAACCAGATATCATCACAGGCTGGAATACAGAGTTTTTTGATATTCCTTATCTGTGTAATCGTATCATAAAAATATGTGGTGAGGATGAGATAAAAAGAATGTCGCCATGGAGAAGTGTTTCTTCTAGGTATGTGTACAAGATGGGTAGACAACATCAAGTTTATGATATACAAGGTGTTGCACATCTGGATTATTTTGATCTATATCGTAAGTTTACATACACAGCACAAGAGTCATATCGACTTGATCATATTGCATATGTTGAGTTAGGTGAACGTAAAGATGGTAATCCGTATGAAACATTTCGTGAGTGGTATGTAAATGATTTTCAATCTTTCATAGAATATAATATCACAGACGTTGAACTTGTTGATAAACTTGAAGATAAGATGAAGTTGATTGAATTACTCTTGACTATGGCATATGAGGCCAAAGTTAATTATATGGATGTTCTTGGTTCTGTTAAGTATTGGGATATACTTATTTTTAATTATCTAAGAGATAAAAATATTGTTATACCACAAAAAAAGAAATCAGATAAATCAGAAAAGTTTGAGGGTGCGTATGTGAAAGAACCACAAGTTGGTATGCACAAGTGGGTTATGTCTTTTGACTTGAATAGTTTGTATCCACATCTTATCATGCAATATAATATTTCACCAGAAACAGTAAACAAAGATCTGAGACAAGTTAAAAATATGACTGTGGAGAAGTTACTAACTCAAGATACTGATATGTCTGGTATGCATCAAAGAGGATTGACAATGACACCAAATGGTGCTTTGTTCAAAACTGGTAAAAAAGGTTTTCTATCTGAGATGATGGAAACCATGTATAATGATCGTGTGAAGTATAAGAAGTTAATGTTACAATCTAAACAACAGTATGAGAATACAAAAGAGCCAAAACTTCTTAAAGACATATCAAAATATAATAATATTCAGATGGCAAAAAAGATATCACTGAACTCTGCTTATGGTGCGATTGGTAATGAGTGGTTTAGGTATTATGACTTATTGATTGCAGAGGGTATCACGACTGCTGGTCAACTTTCTATTCGTTGGATTGAAAATAAGATAAACCAGTATATGAATAAACTACTGGATACAAAAGATAAAGATTATGTGATTGCATCTGATACAGATTCTATCTATGTAACTTTTGAGAAGTTGATAGAAAAGTATGAACCTAAAAGTCCAGTTGACTTTCTAGATGTGGTTGCAAAAGAAAAGATAGAACCTTATATAAACAAATCTTATCAAGAACTTGCAAACTATACAAATGCATATGCACAAAAGATGCAGATGAAACGTGAAGTGATTGCAGACAAAGGTATCTGGACTGCAAAGAAAAGGTATATTCTCAATGCATGGGATGTTGAGGGTGTTAGATATAAAGAACCACAACTCAAGATGATGGGAATTGAAAGTGTGAAGTCAAGTACACCTGCACCTTGTAGACAAAAGATTAAAGATGCACTCAAAATTATTATGTCTGGTGATGAGAAAGAACTTAATAATTTTATTAAAAAGTTTAGAGATGATTTTATGAACTTGCCCCCAGAGGAGATTGCGTATCCAAGAAGTGTTAATGGTATATCAAAGTATACAGATAATACAAGTAGTCATGATGTTGCAATAAACTTACTTGACATGAAACAACAAATTGTTAAATACAATCTTTTTAAATCGCGAAGTCCAATTCATGTTCGTGGTGCAATCTTATACAATCACTTGGTTGAAAAACATAAACTTAATAATAAACTTGTTTATATTCAAGAGGGTGATAAGATAAAGTTTTTACATATGAAACAACCAAACATCTATCAGTCTAGTTCTATCTCTTTTATGACAGAGTTACCCAAAGGTCTTGGTCTACAAGAGATGGTTGACTATGAGTTACAGTTCACTAAGAGTTTTGTTGAACCACTCAAGTTTATTACAGATAAAGTCCTCTGGAGAATAGATGACAGTTATGGTCAACAAGGCAGTTTAGAGGACTTTTTTACTTAATAGGAGATTTATTATGAGTTTTAAATTACATTATGACAAAGAGCGAAATAATGAATTGTGTAATCCACATGAATATTATTCTAAATTTGAGGGGGTTACATATGAGGACACCATATTAGTTTCTAGTAATGAGGTTTACTTCAATCCACATAAACAACCAAGAGCATCAAATCAAAGTATTGATAACATAGATAAACTAAAACCATCATTTCTTAATAAGAATTTTGATCATAAATTTAGACCACCTTCAGCTGATGTTAATAAAGAAAATGGTGTGTTTGATGGAACTGCTGGGTGGAATAGAAAACCAGTTCTTGACTCTTTGGGTGTCAATCCAATACCACTTGATTTATTATCATTTGATACTCCTTATAGTAAACACAAATACAGAGGTATGTCTAATAATGATGAGGAGCACCATACAGCAGCATCTCCAATGTCACAAGTTGCAATCAAAGAGCAAATTAAAGTCTCTCTCAAAGAAAATTGGTTACCCAAAGACTCAACAGGTGCTGTTACAGATGCCACTATAAAACAAGAAATTATTGATTATACAACTGTTATCGTTGATGGTATATCTTGTCAAACTATCTCAGATACGGATAGAAAAAAAGTGTTGCAAGAAATAAGAAATTCATTTCCAAAGAATGAAAAATTACAAACTTATAATACAGATGTTCATAACATTGCGGCAGACATTCTTGGAATACCTTATGGTGGTTACAATCCAGATACAGGTAAAGTCGGTTATATTTTACATCACACTGTAGGAAAGGACGCGGTGTGGTATATTTTTCATGCAAATCCACAATACTCACATTTACCAGTTGAGATTACATTTGCAATACCAATGCCTAAAGATAAAAAAGAAGATACTATAGAGTTGAGGAAAAAACTAGAAATATCTCTTTGGGATGCAATAGACCAAAAAGCAGTTACAGATTCAAAAACTTACAACTTAAATGTATCAGAATTGAGAAAAAAAATTAAAACTAAAAAAATAATATTTAATGGATTTTTTAATTCTTATGTGGATGAAACGAAAGGTACAAACAGTCCATACGTTTTGGTTGATGTATACGGAAATGTGATTAAATCATCAAAATGATTGATAAATTGTTAGAAAGTGAAATTGATAAAGTATCTAATTCTAATAAATGTGCTGTGTTATTAAGTGGCGGAGTGGACTCAATATCTGTAGCTTTTGCAGCCCAAAGACTTGGTAAGACCATACATGCATATAGTTTTTGTTTAGATAAGGATGAATCATATGATTTCAAAAAAGCTAAAGAAATTGCTCAGATATTTGGGTGGAAGTTTACAGGTGTAAAAGTTCCAACTAATAATTTAGTTCAAGATTTTTATAGACTAGTAAAGTTGGATTGTAAAAAGAAAACTCATTTTGAATGCGTATATCCATTTCTGTATGTATATCCAGAGATTGAAGAAACAGAGGTGTTGTCGGGCTGGGCCGCCGATGGTTACTACGGAATTAGCAAAAAGGCGATGATACATTTTAAACACACACAAGAACTGTTTAATAAATTTAGGAATAACTATTTTAAACCAAATATGTGTGCTGGATATTTGTGGCATAAAAAGGTTGCAGATATTCATGATAAAAAGTTTATCACACCATATCTAACTGATAGTGTCAGAGAATTTTTTTATAATAAGAGTTGGGAAGAACTTAATACTCCTAGTCAAAAACATCATGTGAGAAATGCATTTGATGAATTTAAATTAATAAAAAATGTAAAAAAGCACTTGAACTTACAGATAGATTGTGGTATAGTAGATTTATTTGAAACACTGATTCATAATAAAGAAATAAATTTTAAAGGTAGGAAAAGGGTGATGGACATTTGTAGAGATTGGAACCTGCTAAATAGTACGAATACTTTAGAGGAGTTTTTCGTATGAAATATAAAAAATATAATTTACAAGATGTGTATGATGCTGAGAAACAAAATAAGTTCAATGTGATATCTACGTTTGCTGGAGGTGGTGGTTCTAGTACTGGTTATCGTCTGGCTGGTGGAAAAATACTTTGTATAAACGAGTTTGTGCAGGAGGCGCGTAACACATATACAGAAAATTATCCTAGCACACCTATTTTACCAAATGATATAAAAGAACTTACAGGCCAAGAATTACTCGATGCTGGTCATGTGAAAGTAGGAGAATTGGATATCCTAGATGGTTCACCACCATGTTCTGCTTTCTCTATGGCTGGTTCAGTTGTTCAAGGTGGTGGCCATTCAAAAGGTTTTGGTAAAACTAAAAATTATTCTGATGGTAAAAAGGTAGAAAACATTGAGGATTTATTTTTCGAGTTTCTTAGAGTTGCAGAGTATATTAAACCAAAAGTCATAGTTGGAGAAAACGTGGCAGGTCTAACTATGGGTGAAGCAAAAGAATATTATAATAAGATAACTAATACTTTTGAAAAGATAGGTTATGATGTTTCATCTAAAATACTAGACTCATCACATTATGGAGTTCCACAAACAAGAAAGAGATTAATCTTCATTGCTGTTCGTGAAGATGTGACATCAGCAATAGGTATGACATTTATGAATATCGCTGGTATCTTTCCAGAGAAGTTTTCCCACGCAATAACTTGTGGTGATGCATTTAGTGATTTAGAGTATGATGAAGAAGAGATAAAAATGTTAACAGAAAAATTTGCAAAGGGTTCACACTTTGTGACTGCATCTAAAATGCCACTTGACCCAGATAAAGTATTAACTGGTTGTGACTATCACCCAAAAGGTCATCACTTTAATATGAAACGAATATCCAGACACAAACCTAGTCCTACTATAACAGCATCTGGTGGATGTATACATTGGAGTGAGATGAGAAAACTTGCACTTTGTGAAACACAACGAGTTATGTCACTACCAGATGATTTTAAATTAACAGGTAAATGGGAACAAAAGTCTGAGAGAATGGGTCGTATGGTGCCTCCACTCATGATGAAAGCAATTGCAGATGCTGTGTATGAAAGAGTTCTCAAACCATATAAGGAAATACAAAATGGCTGACTTTACATTTGCACATAGAAAAGAAGGTTTTGATAAACATATAGAACAATCTATTCGTGGGTATTCAGACTTAATGCAAGATGTAATATCTTTATCTCGTTACTTCATAGAAGATAACACAAATGTAGTTGATATTGGTTGTTCTACTGGAAAGATGACTAAGGCTCTGATTGATTATAATTTAGATCATTGTACAAACACAAAGTATATTGGTCTTGAGATTGCAGAGGGTTTTCAAGGAGATCTACAAAAGAGAAAAGAGGAGATAAGGAAATATTATAGAAATGTTAGATTTGAGGATAGTGATGCAAGATGGTATGAGTATGAAGATTGTTCATTGATTACATCTATATTTACATTACAGTTCATGCCGAAGTCTGATAGAGAGAAGTTGATAAAAGATATCTATGATGGTCTAATGTGTGGAGGTGCATATATATTTGCAGAGAAGACAATCTGTGAAAATGCATTAGTTCAAGACATGATAACTTTTAATTATTATGACTACAAAAGAGAGTCTTTTAGTGCGGAAGACATCATGGATAAAGAACGAACACTAAGACATATGATGAAACCAAATACATGGAAAGAAATAGAAAAAATGGTTATAGATGCTGGGTTCAGTGTTGTACAACCATTTTGGAGAAACCACGCATTTGTCGGTGCGCTGGCAGTTAAGTGATGAGGAGATCAAAATATATGGCAAAAGCGGAGAACTTAGAACCACCTAGAGAGGGTTTGATAAGACAAGAAATAATTAGTTATGAAGAGGATGAAAAAGGTATGATTACTATAAGGAGAGCTATCAGACATTATTATGAAGATGGTGTAGATTTTATAGATTACACACATGATGAACCACTAACTAGATGGGGTATAAAAAAATGAACATGGACGAATATGGTTATGAAGTAGAGAAGTTGATATTGACACATGGTAAAACATATGTCGATAAACGTCTGATGGAAAATACGTTGGGTCTAGTCGGTGAGGCTGGAGAGTTCGCAGAGAAGATAAAGAAACATATAAGAGATGGTAACGAGATAAGTCAATTAGAGTTGGTCAAAGAACTTGGTGATGTGTTGTTCTATGTTACAGCACTTGCAAATCATATCGGTTCAGACCTACAGACAGTTGCAACAAATAATATTGCAAAATTACATGATAGACAGAAAAGAAATAAGTTACAGGGGAGTGGAGATAATAGATGAATGATTTTTTAAAAGATATAATAAAAGAAACTGGTAATGAATATGCATCACTGGTTGCAGATGGAGTAGAAGCTGGAGATACTGATACGTTTATTGACACAGGTAGTTACATATTCAACGCACTATTGAGTGGAAGTATCTATGGTGGCTTACCCTCGAATAAAATTACTGCGATTGCTGGAGAGTCAGCCACTGGAAAAACTTTCTTCCTCATGGGTATTGTCAAGAACTTTCTGGATGCAAACCCAGAGAGTGGTGTGGTCTACTTTGAAAGTGAAAGTGCGATTACAAAACAGATGGTAATTGATAGAGGTATCGACCCTAATCGTATGATTATCGTTCCAGTGACCACAGTCCAAGAGTTTAGAACACAAGCACTCAAGGTCTTGGATAGATATATGCAACAGGATGTAGATGTTCGTAGACCGATGTTCATGTGTCTTGACTCACTTGGTATGTTGTCTACTACAAAAGAAGTAGAGGATACTGCTGATGGTAAAGAAACAAGAGATATGACTAGAGCACAAGTTCTCAAAGCTGCATTTCGTGTGTTAACATTGAAACTTGGTAAAGCAAAAGTTCCTATGGTTGTGACCAATCACACTTACGATGTTGTTGGTTCTATGTTCCCAACAAAAGAGATGGGTGGTGGTTCTGGTCTAAAGTACGCAGCCTCATCTATCGTCTATCTATCTAAAAAGAAAGAGAAAGACGGAACAGAGGTAATCGGTAATATCGTGCATTGTAAAAATCATAAGTCAAGAATTACTGTAGAGAACAAGATGGTTGATGTTCGATTGACATACAATAAAGGTCTTGACAAATACTATGGACTGCTTGACCTCGCACTCAAGTATGATATCTTCAAGTCGGTGTCTACTCGTATTGAACTACCAGATGGTACAAAACAGTATGCAAAGACAATCAATAACGACCCAGAGAAATTCTTTACTGAGGATATCATGAAACAACTAGATGAGTGTGCAGATAAAGAGTTTCGATATGGAGAATGAAACTTTCATAAAGACATATGAAAATGCGATACCTCATGTCCTTTGTGATATGTTGATTGAAAAGTTTGATACAAACACAGACCAGTGGGAGAATAGAGATAAAAGAACTAAGGATAGAGGTAATCTAAAATTTAACGAGGTACATCTATTCAAATACATGGATACATGGAAAGAGGAAGTAGAGAAACTCGCAGAGTTATTTAAGATATATGTTGATGACTACAAGAACCAATATAGTGAGTTTATGTTCCCACCAAAGTATGGTATTGAACCTTTTAAGATGAAGAAATATGAGGCGAATGGTTTAGATGAGTTTGGTTGGCACGTTGATGTAAACTCCACAGGTAGTATGAATAGATGGCTTGCGTTCTTTTGTTATTTGTCTGATAACGATGAAGGACATACAACTTTTCCATATCAAAAAGTTTCAACAGATTGTAAAAAGGGAACTATTGTTATGTTCCCACCAATGTGGCCTTGGTTGCATCAAGGTGCAAAACCAGTGGATAAACCGAAGTATTTTTTAGGAAGTTATTTACATTATGTCAATTAGAGATCAATACGTTTTCATCACAAATAAAAATGAAGATATGCAATGTATCGGCATCCGTGAGGGAAAGTTTGAAGGTGTCGTTTATAAATATGGTAAAGTATCTTTAGGCGAAGAAACTGAAAATGGCTCTTTACCTTTTAGGTTTGAGTATGATATACTAGATAACAATATGATTCCCAGAGAAGAGTTTGACGATGAAAACTTTTTCAAACTTCTTGGTGATATATTAGTGGATATAATTGATAGACAGGAGAATTTAAATATTGGATACACAAACGATAGAGAGAACAACTCTCAGTAATCTAATCTATAACGAAAACTACGCAAGAAAAG